CAAGGCGAAAACACCGAGGCCGTGGACACCACTCTGGCGCACTTCGAGGTGCTCGTGAGTCGGTGAAGTGAACTTCCGGTACTGCGAACGCTTCGGCATTGAAATGCTCTTGACTTATCCCTGATGCAAACCCAAACCCTGCCAACCTCGGTTTGCGGTTTGACGCTGAACGAATGTCGGGCTGTTGCCCCCCGCATGGCACCTTCGCAAGGAAGGACCCATCGATCTCATCCGATCTCCCATGCTCATGGGGGATCGACCCGGAACCCCCATGCCCATGGGGTAGGCATGGGGGGTGGGTCAGTTGCCACTTGAAGGTTCTGGACCTTTGATCGCTGCGCTGCGATGCGTCGCACCTGCAGCAACCATAGCCGAGACTGTAGGCCAAAACGCCCCTTCGTGTTGCACGCTCGAAAACCGCAAACGACCGCAGACGACCGCACACGGCAACGAACGACCGCACAAAGGAGCGCAAAGCCGCAGTAGGACGGAAGCCCCTCAGCTGACCGGCACGCGCTGCTCGTTGAGCTTGTCCGCAATGACCTGCAGCGCGGCTTGCCACCGCCTCCAAGCCGTCACCCGATCGCAGCCGAAGCGCTTGCCGATGCGGTTCCACTCGTGGCGCTTGGCACGCATCCAGACGAGGTGCCGCTGCTCCACCTCGAGCCACTGCACCCAGCGCATGGTGGCAAGCATGCGATCGACAGCCTGCGGGCTGGGCGGAAAGAGGAGCGGCTTGTCGTCATCGACCGCAAAGCCCTCCCACTCCTCGCGCAGCGTGGACGGCCAGATGCTCTTGTAACCCTGGACGCGAACCGGCGGGAGCTTGCGTGCCGTGTCCACCGCGTCGCAGAAGCGCAGTGCAACGCTTTCGATGTCCCACTGCTCAGCCATGGCCCGCTCCCTCGCCGAACAGGCGTTCTCCGATCCGTCGCACGAACTCGCGCTCCACGAAGTCCAGCCGATCGTCCTCCTCGCTGATGACGAGGATGCGCTGCTCGCGCCACCCTTCCCGCTTCACGGCATCGATGTCCATGGGTTCCGGCTGCAGCTTGGCGAGCGCGCAGCGATACCGGTGCTTCGGGATCTTCATGCGCCCTCCTGCTCGATCGCCCAGTACAGCAGCGCCAGGGCATCCGCTTCGTTGTCGTCCTGCGGCTCGTGCCCCTTGGCACGCATCGCGGTGAGGATGGCGTCCTTCTTCGCGTTACCGCTGCCTGTGGCGTGCCGCTTGATCGTCCCGACCGGAACGCCCTGGTAGGCGATCCGGTTCGACTCGCACCAGGCGGTGAGATGAGCAAGGAATCCGCCGTAGACGTGCGAAGCATCCACGCCCTTGTGCCGGCGCACCTCCTCGAAGTAGACGGCCGTGAGCCCCCAACCCTGCGCCAGGAACTCATTCAGCCAGCGCTTGAAGCGCAGGTAGCGCATGCCCCCGCCTTCGTACCGCTGGGGCCTGAAGCTGCATGTGCCACTGGTCTTCGTTCCATCGCGCTGTTGCAGCGCCCATCCGGTGACTGTGCCCAGGTCGAGGGCCAAGATCATCGTGTTCGTTGTCGCGTTCATCCGTTTTTGCTCATGAGATTCGAGCGCTGACGGGTCCGACAAGCTTCCCGATTCCCCTATATGCGTGTGTGTGCGCGCACGTGTAGGCGTAAATCAGTGAACCCGCCAGAACCGTCAGTGCTGTGGTTTTCAGTCTTCCCTGTACGGCCGGCTCGAGTGGGCCTCGTGGTGGCGCAGGGCGATGCCGTGAAATGCGCGAGCACCATTGGTGAGCCGGCATTTCTCGAAGCCTCGAAGGGCGAGCTGCTCACTGAACCGCTTCACAGAGCCGACGTACTCGCCCGATGCTTCCGCCCAGTCCCGCCAGTCCCCGAAGAGGTTGGATACACCGCAGCGCAAAGCCCGGTCGCGTACGCAGCGCTCGTCGAGCCACTGCCCGAGAGCGTCCTCAGTCTCGAAGTACTCGGCAGTGGCCGCCAGCACGCTCTCTGGCGGTCGAAGGCCCTGCTCCTGCCATGCGAGGCATCCCTCCACGGCCCACGCGAGAATGCCGTCGCGCTCCTTCAGCAGCTTTTCGGTGAGCTTGCCGTCGCGCCGCTCTGGCGGAATCGTCACCGTGAAAGGGATCAGGTGCATCCGTCGCTTCATCGCCTCGTCGATGTTTCGGATCGACGGTCGGTGGTTTCCCGCGATGACGAGCTTGAACTGCGGCGTGTAGTCGAAGAAGTCCTGCCGCATGAAGCGCGCGGAGACTTTGTCGCCGCCCGTGATCGCCTTGATCTTCGACTCGTTCCAGCGGCGCCCCTGCTCCGTCTCTATGCTCGACACCAGCCGCGCTCCACGCAGCCCGGCCAGTTCGGTCGGGTGACGATCGCCCCGCGCTTCCATGAAGGTGTCCATTGGCGCGTTGGCAGCGTAGTCACCGACGATGCTGGCAAGGGTGTTGATGAAAACGCTCTTGCCGTTGGCACCGGTGCCGTACAGGAAGAACAGCGCGTGCTCTGTCGTGACGCCTGTCAGGCAATAGCCCGCCATGCGCTGCAGGTAGGTCATCAGTTGTCGGTCTCCACCGGTCACGTCGTGCAGGAAGGTGGCCCATGTCGGACTCTTCCCAGACGGACTCGCGGTCGCCACCTTCGTCATGCCGTAAGCACGGCGATGCTCCTGCAGCTTTCCGTTGCGCAGATTGACCACGCCCTTGGGCGTATTCAGCAGCCACGGGTCGGTGTCCCATTGCTCCGTTGTCGCCGCGTGCTGGGGATCGCTGCGCGCGAGCTTCTCGATCGCCGCCGTGGTCGATCCACTGGCCAACCTGGCCCGCAGGCGCGGTGTGTCGGCCAGCCGCGACGCCGCCCTACCGATAGCGCGCGCCAGGTAGAGCACGTGCAGCACTTGGTCGGCGTTCCAGCGCATGCCGTCCCAGGCGAACCAACGTCCCCATGCAGCGCAGTAGCGCCAGTCCTCGCCATGCCGGTTCGTGAACGCCGTCGCCAGGCCGTCCTCGGTCTGCCAGTCCACGCCGGCCAGCACCTCCTCCGGAGGAAGGCTCTCGGCGGTGCGTTCGATCGACATGCGAGAGCCGGCCGCGAGGAAGCCGTGCACATCAAACGGCTTGTCTTGACGGTGCGCTTCGGGGTTGGCCTCGATGGCGGCGTTCCGCGCGACGGCGTCGGCCACGTCCCACCCTGACGGCTTGTCCTCGGGCGGCACCAGGATCTCGACGGTGATCGCGCCCGCGGCGAGCGCCGCCTGCGCCGCGGCTTCGGCATAGTCCCAGCCGGGCTTGTCCTTGTCGGGCCAGATCAGCGCGCGCGTGCCCTTCAGAGGTGACCAGTCGGTCTTTGAGGCTGGACCGTTGGCGCCCTGCATCGCCGTCGTCGCACAGACACCCATGTCGATCAGCACCTGGGCGCACTTCTCGCCCTCGACGAGCACGACCAGGTCGGCGTCGCTCAAGCCCGGCAGGTTGTAGAGCGGCCGCGGTTCGGGCGGCGCCCACTTGCGGCGCTTCACATCCCAGGGCCGGAACTCCTTCTTGCCGCCGGGCGGGTCGTAGCGGTAGACGACCGCGATCAATTTGCCCTCGGCATCCAGGTAGTTCCATCGGGCAGTGGCCGGGCCGAGGTCGTCGATTGCGGCCGAACGCTTCCTGCTCGCCGACGCGGGCGCCGTTGCCGGAGCTTGGCCGAGCAGCAAAGCGGCTTGCGCCAGCACTTCGGCGAACTGCCGGCGCACGTCCAGGTGGAAGTGGCTCGCGATCAGGTCGAATACGTCACCGCCATCGTTGTTCGCGCGGTCACGCCAGAGTCCCGCTTTCTCGCCATCGAGCACGACCTCCAGGCTGTCGCCTGGGGTGCCAGTGATGTCGCCGATGTGGAACTTCCCGTGACGCGACTTGCCTGCCGGAAACAGCGCACGCAGCACGCCCTCCAGGTTGGCCAGCAGCGCCTCGCGGATGGTCTTGCGCTCGGTCTCCAGATCCCGCTCGGGCACGCAGGCCGAGGGTGGTGGCACGTCATTGAAGTCAAGCGGCACGGGCGGCCTCCTTCTGGCTGTGCCGCTGCATCCAGGCCGACAGCTCGTCGAGCCGGTAGCGGACGAAACGGTTGAACTGGTAGTGCGGGATTTCGTGGCGCCGGCGCGAGGCCGGCTCGCTCAGCAAGTACACGGGCAGCCGCATGTGGGCCGCGGCGTCGACCGCGTTGTAGAAGCGCACGCGCATCTCCGCCTCCAGTTCCTCTGGCGTCATCGCGTTGATGTTGGATTGGATGGTGTTCATGTCAGGGACCAGCACCGGTCCTGCCAGGCGCAGGCACGGCACTCGAAATGGGTGGGGTCGTGGAAGGCACGCGACAGCAGCTCGCCAGCGTCTGTTGCCTGGATCACGCGCAGGGCACGGTCGGACAGCCGCTGGGCCAGCTGGGCATCGAAGGGCACCGCCTCGGCGTAGATCTCCATCGAATCGGCGTTCATCGCGGTGAACAGCGCCGGGTTCTCGTGCAGCTGGAGGTAGGCCTGGTACAGCGCGACCTGGCCGGCATAGACCGGGCGGGCCTTGGCGAGCTTGTGCTTGCGCAGCTCACGCCAGGTCTTGGCGCCGACGCACTTGTTCTCCCACAGCATCGGATAGCGGTAGCCCGGCGGGCCGTCGAGGATCACGCCATCGACGTGGCCCTGGAGACGTCCGCCTGCATCCGAGAACCCGAACTGCGAGCCGTCCTGCAGCTCGGTGCGCAGGTCGAAGCCGGCGGCGCGCAGCCAGCGGACCATCGCGGCCTCGATCAGGTGGCCGCGCTCGAAGATGCGCAGGATGCGGCCGGGGAACTCGCGTCCGGCGTCGACGGGTGCCTTGGCAAACTCGAACTGCAGCGCGCGCTCGCAGGCGATGCCCACCCGGGAGGCGCCCAGGTAGGTGCGAGGCGGCTGCTGCGCCGCCTCGGCTTTCATCGCTCTGTCGATCAGCACCGCAATCCGCTCGCCCAGCTCGGCCGAGGGATTGAAGTCGATCATCCGGCGCTCGCCTCCCATGGCGTGTCCGACGCCATGTCCGCAAACGGCACGGCCATCGGATCGGGCGTCGGCGGCATGCCCCGCACCGGCGGGTACTTCGTCGCCTCGTGGTGTTCGGCCATGGCCTCGGTGTAGCGCGTGACGATCGCGTCGATCACTGCCAGCGCGTCGGCCTCGCTGTAGGCGCCGAGCGGCTTGTCGAAGCCGATGGCGCCGGCCGCCTCACCAAACGCTTTCAGGCAGCTGCGCATCGCCGCACGCTCGACCTCGGATGCGTCGATCATCGTGACGTCCTCCGGGTCGAGGTCACCTCGGCGCACAGCGTCCCAGTTGCCGTACAGCTGGTGGAACGCGTCCTGGCAGCGGCGCGAGCAGAAGGCCCAGTCGATCGGGTACCGCCTCGGATCGGTGACCCGATAGCGGTTGTCGGTGTGTCCATAGCCCTTGGCCTCGCGACGGCAGGCCCAGCACTGCACGGCGCCCTCATTGCGCCCACGCCGGCTTGGCGGTCACAGGCGCTTTGTTGGCCTGCCCGGGCCGCGTCTGGGTGCCGGCCTTGGCCGCCGGGCGGGGAGCCTGTGCCGGCCGGGCTGCGCCGGGCGCCGCAACCGGCAACGGCGCGTACTCGGGCATGCCCGGCTCTACGGCGTGCTTGATGACGTTCTTCAGGTCGCCGTTGCCGTCGCGCTCGACATCGATCCTCGCGACGAACTCGATGCCCTCCAATTCGTGAAGACCCTCGATGCAACGGCGTGCCGCCGCCTCCGGGCTCATGTCGTCCGGGTCGATGTTGCGCGCGCTGTTGAGGATTGCGCGGACGAAGGTCCGGCCCATGCCGCCCCAGGTCGGCCCCTTCGGGCTGTACAGGCCGATGTTGGACCAGACCTTGCGCTTGGCGAACTCGCCGTCGGTGATCGTGAAGATGCAGGCGAGGTAGACCGCACCGGTCTCGTCGGACTGCGTGGCCCAGCCGCCCTCCCAGCCTTGGGCGGGATCGTTGTAGCCGCCCGGCGTGATGGCCAGGCGCACCGGCGCGACGGTGCCCTTGGGGATCAGGTCAAAGCTCTGTTGATGTTCGGCGTCGTTGAAATCGTTCCAGGCACTCATGCTGCTTGGCTTTCCGGCTGTTGTTGGATGTGGGGTTGTGTTTTGGTTTGGGGTTGGGGTTGGTGGGCTGCGGCGCACTTGCGGATCAGGCGGCCGAGGTCGGGCGGCTCGAGCAGGTCGAGCACGCCGCTGCGGTCCTTCGCCGGGTAGCCGTAGGAGTTGGCCGTGTGGGTGACGAAGGCGCGGTAGCTCGTGCCGTCGTCCGCGGGGATCTGGGCCAACGTGACGACCTCGTCGACGATGCCCGGCAGCTCAGCGCCGGTCTTGCCGCCCTCGATCTGCGCGGCGTAGTAGGTGCGGCCGAAGTCGTCCTGCTTGGTGTCGAGGATCGCGACGTAGATGACGTGCTTGCCGCGCGCGTGCTGCAGGTGGGTCAGCGTGCCCACCATTTCGGAGCCGAGCAGGCCGTAGGCGCCACGCGTGTCGGGCTTGCCGCTGCGCTCGCTGAAAGCCGCCGGCTGGGTCTTGGCCCAGGCGAGGCACCAGCGGCTCAGCACGGTGATGCTGTCGACGAAGTAGGTGTCGTACTTGTCGAGCTGGCCCGGGTCGCCATAGGTGCGGCATACGTGGTCGAAGTGGGCTTGCGAGAACGGCGCATCCGCCGGCATCGCGGGATTGGGGCCGGCGAGGAAACAGACGATGTCGCGGAACTCGGGCCAGGTTTTCGGGCGCAGCGTGTCGCCCTGCCAGTCCTTGACGGCCAGATCGCCCGCCTCGACGTCGACGAAGAGCGTGCTCTCCAGCGGCAAGGTCCGCAGCTGCCACGTCTTGCCCACGCCATAGGCGCCGAAGAGGGCGAGCTTCACGCCCGTGCGCTCGGCCATGCGCTGTTGCGCGGTAATGATCGGCAGCGGCATCAGCGGGCCTCCTCATCGAGGAGGCGCAGCGTGATGCTCACCCGGCCGGGTTCGACGGTGCGCGCCGGTGCGAACTGCTCTTGCAGCACCGGCGGCCAGGATTTCCACTTGGTTTCGCTGACCGACAGCTCAGCCTTGATGTAGCTCTCGACCTTCTCGCCGCTCGCGACGATGCGCTCGGCAATGGCGTGCAGCTTGGGCTGGTCCCACTTGACCTTCTTCGCGAGTTCGAAGGTCACCTCGACGCCGCCATCGCGGGCCTGCGCGGTGCCGAAGTCGCGGCCGGAAGCGCGCAGGGCGGCGCGGCTGCTTTCTCCATAGGCCGCTTCGAGCGCGGCGGCGAACTTGTCGTTGGCGCGCTTGAGCCAGGCGCTCGCCTCGGCGAGGCTGCGCTGCAGTTCGAGCTTCTTCAGCACCGGCAGTGCGGCCAGCTGCTGCACGCTGAGCTCGTCGACGACGTTGGGGAGGACAGTGACGGTGTTCATCGTCGTCTCCCTCACGAGTTCACCCGGGCTGACGTCGAGTAGTGGCCGGCCTTGGCCTCGAACGCCAGCACCGCCGACAGCGCGTAGCGAACGCGGCCGGACAGCTTCAGGTACTCGGGGCCGCGGCCTTCGGTGCGCCAGCGGCCGAGGGTTTTATGGCACAGCCCCCAGCGGCTGGCCAGCTCGTGCTCGGTGAGCACGCGACGCGCGGCGTCGTCGGAGGGCATCGGTTCGATGCCGGGAGTAGCAAGGGCATGGTGCATCTCGTGGGTCGAGACGCGGCCTCGCTGGGCGGGGGCAAGCAT